GGAAATTCTGGCGAAGGTGGAAACGGATCAGCTAATACAATTGGTGGAACTTCAGTCGTTTACGCAGGTGGAGGCGGCGGTGGAGCCGGCCCAGGTGCAAGTGCAGGTACTGGCGGAACTGGTGGCGGTGGAAATGGAACTGCTGGTGGCGGTGGAACTCCAAGAGGACAAGATGGAACCGATGGTTTGGGTGGTGGATCTGGTGGATCTCCCGATGATGGAACATATACTAATGCATCAGGCGGAGACGGTGTTGTATTTTTAAGAGTTTTAGACGATGTAGCTTCAGCAGGAACAATAACAAGTGCATCAACAACTACAACTAACGTTGGTGGGTCTGGAGAAACGGTTATTAAATGGACAGCAAACGGTTCATTTACGGTGGCATAGAATTATGACAAAATATTTTGCAAGACTTGATGAATTTAACATGGTAATTGATATACAATTACTTTCCGATAACGTTGCTACAGATGAAAATGCAGGAATTGATTATTTAGTTGATCATTCAAGCGAGTCTAATAGAGAAAAATGGAAACAATCAACTAAAAATGGTTCGATAAGAAAAAATGGTGCAGCAGTAGGTTATACATATGATGCATCTAAAGATGCTTTTATAGAACCTAAACCATACCCTTCTTGGGTTTTAAATGAAACTACATGTAGATGGGAAGCACCGGTTGCTAGACCTCAAGACGAGTCAGGTGAGTGGACAAAAGATACATGGGACGAAGACACTACAAGTTGGATTAATTCTTAGTCGTTAAAATACTAGACTTTTTTTTAAAAAAATATATAAGTACGATATGAAAGAAAAAATAACAGATAGTTATTTAATAAATTTTGAAGAAATAAAAAAAGAATTATTTAGTGTTTCTTTTCCTTGGTACTATCAAGATTTTGTTGCATATGATTCTGATAATAAGTTAGGTAACTATTATCATGTTCATAACCTTTATGAATATCCTAAAGGTATTTTAAGTGACAGGTATGAATTATTTAAACCGGTGTTAAAGAAATTAAAAGCTAAATCTTTAATTAAAATAAAAGCAAATTTATACCCACGAACAGAAAAAATCCATAAACATGGCTTACATATAGACCAATCGTTTAAATGTAAAACTGCTTTAATTTATATGAATACTTGTGATGGATATACTTATTTAAAAAAAACAGATAAAAAAGTAATGTCTGTTGCTAACAGAGTCCTTCATTTTAATTCAAATGATGAACACCATAGCACTACAACAACTAATGCAGACGTAAGAATGACTGTTAATATAAATTATTTTTAGAAAGAATATATGTTAGAACAACAAATTAATTGGACCTTTCCTTACTGGGGTGCTTTCTTGTTTAAATCAAAAATTTCAGAAGAATCTCTTAAAAAAATTTTAAAAAAATCAAACAAAAAAGTAAGATACAATAAAAATTTAGCAGGCCATATTGATGAAGAATTTGTATTTCCAACAGATGTTCTTAGTAAATATTTAACCCCTTATTTTGAAGCTTACACACTAGGAGCATCTAAGTTTTATAGTGAAAAAACGTTTAAAAATAAATATATAGAAATGACAGGCAAAGCTTGGGTTAATTATATGAAAGCTGGTGAGTTCAATCCACCACATCATCACACAGACGATTTTTCGTTTGTGTTATATTTAAAAATACCTAAAGCATTAAAAAAAGAACATGAGAAACATGATGGAACTTCTACTGGTCCGGGAGGAATTGAATTTCAACTAGGTGACGATCGTCCCTTTACTAATTCATCATCTTATTTTTTTCCTAAAGAAGGCGACATTTTTATCTTTCCAGCTAACCTAAAACATTTTGTCTATCCTTTTAAATCAAAAGGAGATAGAATATCTATATCAGCGAATTTACGATTAAAGGATAAAACAGAATGAATTTAAAAAATTATTATTGGCTTTTTAAAGAAGACCCTTTTGAAAAAAATTTTGTTACAGACATAAAAAAAGAAGGTTTAACTTTACGAAAAAAACATGGTTTAGTTGGAGACCCAGAAGAACAAGGTAAAAAAAACTTTGAACAAAGAAAATCAAAAGTATCTTGGATAAATAGTCCTTTGTTGTATGGAAACATTAATCCTACAATTCATAAAGCAAATGCAAATGCAGGTTGGTATTTTCAATGGGATTGGAATGAATCTGTTCAATTTACAGAATACAAAAAAAATGATTTTTATAATTGGCATACTGATTCTCTACCAAGACCATATCCACAGGACCACAAATCAAAAGACTATATTGGTAAAATTAGGAAACTTAGTTCTATTGTATTGCTTTCAGAACCAGGAAAAGATTTTGAAGGTGGGGAACTAGAAATGGATTTTAATAATTGTGGTGGTCAAGGAAAACAAACTATAGATTTAAAAAAAGGTTCTTGTATTGTATTTCCTTCTTTTGTTAAACATAGAGTTAAACCTGTTACTAAAGGTACGAGACATAGTTTAGTTTTATGGCACCTTGGTTATCCATGGTGTTAATTCACGCACTGTTTGCTACCCCTGTTTATGTTACAGAATTAAGTAGAAAACTTACTAGTAAAGAAACAAATTTTAAAAAAATAAAACAAATTAAAAATTATGGTAATCATAAATCTAATGATAGTTATATTCTCAACACCAAACAATTTAGTAGTATTAAAAAAGAATTAGATATAGCTATTAAAGACTATTTTAATAAAATTATATCTCCTAAAAATAAGATAACACCCTATATTACACAATCATGGTTAAATTACACAGATACTAACGAACACCACCATAAACATAATCATCCAAATTCTCTAGTTTCAGGTATTCTTTATCTAAATGCTAATGAAAAATTTGATAAAGTAGAATTTTACAAAGATGATTATAATATGATTAAACCTGAAATAAAAAATTTTAATTTTTTTAACTCAGAATCTTGGTGGCTTCCTGTTAAAACAGGACAAATAATGTTGTTTCCTTCATCACTTAGCCATTCAGTATCAATAAAAAAAGGAACAAATACGAGAGTTAGTTTAGCTTTTAATGTTTTTATTAAAGGTGGGGTTGGTTCTTTAAATGATTTAACTAGATTAGTGCTATAGTAATTATTGAATTTTGGTACAATCTGTTATATTACCTACTAAACAGGATTTTATATGTTACAAAAACTAGGGTTTTTACCAGGATTTAATAAACAAGTTACATCTACAGGAGCTGAATCACAGTGGACTGGTGGCACAAATGTACGCTTTAGGTATGGTACGCCTGAAAAAATAGGTGGTTGGTCTCAATTAGGAGACAGTAAATTAACAGGTGCAGCTAGAGGTTTGCATCACATGGTTAATAAAGAGGGAATTAAATATTCGCTTATAGGAACTAATAGAATTTTGTATGCCTACACAGGGAATGTATATTATGATATACACCCTTTAGTTAATCCATTAGGCACAGCTATTACAAATGCATTTAGCACAACCAATGGGCAACCGACTGTTACTTTAACTTTTTCTAGTGCTCATGGTTTTGAAGTAGGAGACATTATTTTGTTTGGAGATACTTCTACATTTAGTGCTATTACAGGTTCTAATTTTGGTGCTGCAGATTTTTGTGATAAAAAATTTATGGTAACAAGTGTTCCAAGTGCAACAACAATAACTATTACAATGCCTGGAAATGAAGGAGGAGCGGGAGCAACTACTTCTGGAGGCATAACTTTTTTTCAATATTACCATGTAGGTCCACCTGATCAAGTTGGAGTTTTTGGTTATGGTATATCTCAATGGGGTGGTACAACTACAAACCCACAAACTACTACATTAAATGGTGGATTAAATAACGATGCGTTTGGAACCGGTGGCTCAGGAACTACAATTAACGTAGCAAGCACTACAGGGTTTCCAAGTTCTGGTACAAATATTATACAAGTAGGAACTGAGGAAATATCTTACACAGGAATTACATCTACAAGTTTTACTGGAATTACAAGAGCTGTACGGGGAACAACCAGAGCTGCTCACAGCACTAGTGCAACCGTTACTAATCACAGTGGTTTTTCTGGATGGGGATCAGCAGCATCTACTACCGATAAAGTTGCGGAACCCGGTATGTGGTCTATAGATAATTTAGGAAGCACTGCTATTGCTTTAATATTTAATGGTGAGTGTTTTGAATGGGATTCTGATTTATCAAATGCTGTAACAACAAGAGCAACTATTATATCAGGTGCACCAACTGCGTCTAGAGATATGTTAGTTTCTACTCCTGATCGTCACTTAGTATTTTTTGGAACAGAAACAACTATTGGAAATAAAACAACACAAGATGATATGTTTATTAGGTTTTCTTCTCAAGAAAATATAAATGAGTATACACCTACCGCTGAGAATAGTGCTGGCACACAAAGACTGGCCGCTGGATCACGGATCATGGGAGCTAAACTTGGTAGAAATGCACTTTACGTTTGGACAGATACAGCTTTATTTACCATGCGTTTTGTTGGAACTCCTTTTACATTTGCTTACGAACAAGTTGGTACCAACTGTGGATTGATTGGTAAAAACGCAGCTGTTGAAGTTGATGGTGCTGCTTACTGGATGTCTGATAATGGTTTTTTTAGATACACCGGTAAACTAGAATCTATGGATTGTTTAGTTGAAGATTATGTTTACGACAATTTAAATACAACATCTAATCAAATGGTTTATGCCGGTATTAATAACTTGTTTGGTGAAGTTACATGGTTTTATCCAGAAGCAAATTCAAATGTTAATACTCAATCAGTTACATATAGTTATCTAGATTCTACAGCTAAACGACCTATATGGTTTGTTAATGCAAGTTCTTTATTTATTAGAACTACATGGGTTGATTCTGCTGTATTTGGATTACCTCATGCAACTCAATATGATGCAGGTACAGATACATCTTTTGATGTAGTTGGTAATACAGAAGGCATTTCATATTACTATGAACACGAAACAGGAGTTAATCAAGTAAGACTAGGGGTAACAACAGCTATTCCAGCTGACATTACTTCTGGTGATTATGATATTACACAAAAAGTTATAAGAGGAGCAGCAACTAACATGGCTGATCTTAGAGGAGATGGTGAAAATATTATGAGAGTTAGTAGAATTATACCAGACTTTATTAATCAACAAGGAAATTCTATTATACAATTAGATTTAAGAAACTATCCTAGTGATACGGCAGCAAGTTCATCATT